GCGCGCTTGCCGAGCGGGCGCTGCTTGCTGGCCGGCTGCGGCTCTCGCGATGCATCGGGGTAAGCTTCGCATCGCGGGTGTCAGCGTGCTTCGGCTGCTGCTTCAAGCACCACGTGAAGCCGTCCTTCGCCTTCACGATTTCGATTTCGTTGAGATCGTGACCAGCGGCCTTGGCGGCCCGCTGGGCGTTGAACTTCTTGGTCTTCATTGAGCTCTCCTGGCTTTCGGTTGAAATGTCGTCAGTGACGAGCGCCGAGCGGCCATCGGCATCGACGGCGTAAATTAGGGCGCGGCGCCCGAAGGGGTGTTCGGCTTCGAGGGCGGGCGCGGCTTCGTTTCGCGCTTCGGCCAAGGTTCGCGCGGAAGCGTGCGCGTACTTGCCGCGACCAATGAAGAGCGCGATGTCGAACCGGACCGTCGCGATGGTCGCGGCATCGCGGTCGGTTGGCGGATGAACTTTCGGCATGGGTTGCCCTCCGTTTGACGCCAGCAGTCAGGCTCGACCGGCGTCGGCTCGGGCATCTGCCCGCGCGCGGCCAGCGGAGACGAGGCGCTCGACAAGAGGGTCAACGATCTCTTTGCGGAATGGTCGAAGGTTTGCGACGCGGACGGCCGCAGCGACTTTCATGGGCTGACGACGCTCGCGGTCTCGGGAATGGTCGAGGCGGGCGACATCTTCGCCCGGCGCCGCATTCGCCGGACAAGCGACGGTCTGCCGGTGCCGTTGCAAATCCAGCTGAACGAGGCCGACCATCTGGACGAGTCGAAGATCGACGGTCGGCCGGACGGCAGCCGGACGATCCGGGGGATTGAATACGATCCGCTCGGCCGGCGCATTGCCTATTGACTGTTCCCGGATCATCCGGGCGACATCGCGGTGCCGTTGTCGCGCAGCATCGCGTCCGTTCGCGTCCCGGCGGACAGCGTGATTCATCTTTTCAAGCGCGACCGCGTTCAGCAGCGGGGAGTGCCCTGGGGCGCGCCAGTCATGCGCGCGCTGCGCGACCTCGACGATTGGACAAACGCCGAGCTCGTCCGGAAGAAGACCGAGGCTTGTCTTGTCGGCATCGTGATGGGTGCGGACGAGGCCGATCAGGGCGTTGCGCCCGCCGTTGTCGATGCCGACGGCAAGACGATCGAACAGTTCGAGCCGGGCTTGATTGCCTACGCGCGCGGCGGAAAGGACATCAAGTTCAACCAGCCGGTCAACTACGATGAAGTTCTCATCGTCTCGGAGAAGGCTGTCGATCTGTCACGCTTGAATGCAGGTGCCGCGGTCCTCGACAGCCACAACGCCTATACCACGCAGGCGCAGGTGGCGGTTGTCGAACGGGCAGCGATCCGGGACGGCGAAGGCATCGCCACGATCCGCTTCCCGAAACCGGGCGTCGATGAAAGCGCGGATCGGCTTTTCGTCCTCGTGGCGGATCGGATCGTGCGCAACGTGTCGGTCGGCTACTCGATCGAGTAGGTGCGCATCGAGAAGTCCGAGCAGGCCGGCGAAGTCGAAAAGTGGTTCGTCGAGCGCTGGACGCCCTACGAAATCAGCTTCGTGACCATCGGCGCCGATCCCGGCGCGCTAGTCCGGTCGGCGCCGCCCGACCGCCTTTTCCCCTTCGAGATCACGAACCGGTGCGGCCCGACAATCAGGAGAACCATGCCATGTCGAAGAAGGGCGACGTGCCGGGCAACGCGCCGGCCGACAACCACGAGCAACCTTCCACCGACCAGAACCGTTCGGCAAATCCGCCCGGCGAGGCCGCGCTCAACGCGGATCAAGTCCGCGCCGAGGAACAGGAGCGCATCACGACCATCACGGGCTTGGTTGAGCAGTTCAAGCTCGAGCGCGCGCTCGTTGACGATCTCGTGAAGCGGAACGTCTCGATCGCCGATGCGCGCAAGATCATCCTCGACAAGCTCGCGGAACGGGACGCGCGCGGCACCGGGCACTCGCAGGTTTCCATGCCGGCAGGCGGTCTCGACGCCACGGTTACCCGCCGCGAGGCGATCGCCGAAGCGATCCTCCATCGCGCGCAGCCGCAGGCCTTCGCGGTGTCCGACCGCGTGCGGGAATATCGCGGCATGCGGCTGATCGATGTGGCGCGCGACTGCCTCGAAGCGGCGGGTGTCCGCACCCGCGGTATGACGCCGAACGAGATCGCTTATCCGGCGACCCGCGCCGCTGGCATGCAGGGGACGTCCGACTTTCCGCTGATCCTTGCGGCCGTGGCGGGCAAGCGACTTCGGCAGGCCTACGCCGGCACGCCGCGCACCTTCCAGACTTGGGCGCGCGGCACGACCGCGACCGACTTCAAGCCGGTGTATCCAACGCAGATCGGCAATTTCCCGGCGCTCAAGCCTGTCATGGAAGGCGCCGAGTTCAGCTACGGTTCGATCGCGGAAGGCCGCGAGTCCTACCAGCTCGCGACCTACGGCCTGATCGTCCCGCTCACGCGGCAGGCGATCATCAACGACGATCTGCGCGCCTTCGATCGGGCGCTTGGTTCCGCCGGGCAGCGAGCGGCCGATCTGGAATCGAGCATCGTCTACAACGTGCTGCTCGCCAATGCGAACCTCGCCGATGGGATTGCGCTCTTCCACCCGAACCACGGAAACGTCGGGACCGCCGCGGTGATCGCCGAGACCGCGCTTTCCGAAGCCTGGGAGAAGATGACCCAGCAGAAGGATCTCGGCGACGGCTCGGGAGCGGACAAGGAATACATCGACGCCCGCCCGCGCTTCATCCTCGTCCCGCCCGGCCAGCGCTTGATCGAGGCGCGCAAGATGATAGCGGCGACCACGCCGGCGAAGGCCTCCGACGTGAACGCCTTCACGGGTCGCTGCAAATCGTCGAAGAGCCGCGCTTGTTCAAGACCGGCGGGCCGCAGCCCTGGTACCTCGCCGCCGATCCGAACCTCGTCGATACGGTCGAATACGCCCATCTCGAAGGGCAGACCGAGCCGTTCATCGACCAGCGGGCAGGCTTCGAAGTGGACGGCGTCGAGATCAAGGTCCGGCACGACTTTGCTGCCAAGGCGCTCGACTTCCGAGGCCTCTTCTACAACGCGGGCGCCAACCCTGCGTAACGGCGCACCGACCGCACCGTAAGAGCCCAACCCGAAAAGGCCGCCGCCGGCGGCCTGTTCCGTTTGAGGAGACAACTCATGAAAAACTACGTGCAGTCCGGCGACACCATTACGGTCCCGGCGCCCTACGACCGCGTTTCCGGCGAAGGCGCAAAAGCCGGCCAGCTGTTCGGCGTGTGCACCGCCGATACGCTCAGTGGCGCTGACGTGGCGCTCAAGACCGTCGGCGACTTCGATCTGACCAAGGCCGGCTCGCAAGCATGGACCGTCGGCGCGCTCGTCTATCGGGATAACACGAACAAGCGTTGCACGACCGTTGCCAGCGGCAATCTTCTGATCGGGGCGGCCACCGCAGCCGTTGACAATGCGGCAGGCTCGACGATCGGGCGGGTTCGGCTCAATGGCATCGCGCGCGCGGACGAAGCGTAAGACTGATGCAGGCGGCCTTCGGGGCGGCGATCGACGCGATCTTCCGCGACGCCAACGTCGCGGAAGACGCAATCTGGCGAGCGGGAGGCGCCGGGGATGGCATTGCCGTTCGCGTCATTCGCAAGTCGCCCGATGAGGTGGTGGGCTTCGGGAGCAGCCGCGCCGTCATGGCGACTGTCTTGATCGACGTGCGAGCTTTGGAAATCGCGTCGCCCGCATCGGGAGATACCGGAATTTCGGGGCGATGGCCGACAAGCTCGCCATCCAGCTGCAACGCTCCGGACTGCTGAATGGCACCGTCAGCATCGTCGCCCAGGGCGAGGCGCGCGGCGGCTCCTCGGGCGCCGGCTCGCCCACCGAGCAGGTCATCGAGCGCTTCACGCAGTTCACCGGGCAAATCCTGCGCGACGGCGTGCCGCTCGGCAACGTCGTCTCGGGCACGTTCACCTACGCGAACAACCTCGACAAATTGGAGGTGATCCGGCCCGATGGGCGGATCGCCGGCGCCGATCCCGCGATGCTGGCCGTCACGGGACAGATCGGCGTGCGCTTCGCGGACACGACTCTCCTCGATCTGGCTGTTGCGGGCACGCCGATCGAGCTGATCTTCGAGTGGTCGATCGCCGCCGGGAAGCTTCTGCGGTTTACCGTACACAATGTGAACCTGCCGAAGCCGAAGCTCCCGGTCACCGGCCCGGCCGGCGTTCAGGCGACCTTCGATTGGCAGGCGTCGGAGCATCCCGCGCTCGCGAAGACGTGCACAGCGCTGATCGTCAACGACGTGGCCGCGTACTGATCGGCCGTTTTCACTAAAGGGGTAGACAATGCTCAAACTCGCCGCGCGAGAGCGCAATCCCTATTGGCTCGATCTCCTTCCCGGAGTCCGGATCAAGATCCGGCCGATCACCGTCGCGGCGATCATCGGCGCACGGCAGGCCGCCCCGGAGGCGCTGAAGACGCAGAACGACCAGGAAATCTTCGCCGGCAGTGCGGCCTTCACGCGCAGCATCGCACGCTGGGGAATCACCGAATGGGAAGGCGTGGGCGACGCGGACGGCACGCCGGTCTCGCCGAGCCCGGAGAATATCGATGCGCTGCTCGAACTCTGGCAGGCGTTCGATGCGATCGACCAGCTTTATATCGCGCCGGCACTGATCGGGGCGCAAGAAAAAACGCATCCTCGCCCTCGCCGCGCCGCGTGCACGCAAGCGTGCTCCGGCTGTCTGTACCTAGAACACGCGCCGCAGACCGACTACGGCAAGGCCGCCTGGGAGGTGTTTCGCCGGTCCGCGGGCCAAGTGCGCGCCGTCATGGGTGGCGTGTACGGCCTCGACTTCGGCGCCGTCCTTCTCCTCGCCGATGCCATGGGCGCGCTCAACCCGGTCCTCGTGGATGCTCTTCCCGAGATCGAGCCGCTCATCGTCCGCGCCTATCGCAGGGACCCTGAGCCTTGAGCGACCGCAACGTCTCGATTCGCATCGGCGTCACCGGGAAGGATGACGTCAAGCGCGCGTTCGATGAAGTTGGCAAAGCCGGTGAGGCAGCGTTCAACAAGACCGCGCCGCCATCGATGTCGCCGGCGTGGCGCGGGTGTTCGAGGAAGCGGCGAAGGCGACCGAAGATCTCGAAAGGCGGACCAGGGCGCTGCGCGCGCAGATCGATGCGCTTGGCGCTGCGCAGGCGAAGCTCAATGCCGAGATCGCGGAAGCGAACGCCCTCTTCAAGGCAGGTGCGATCTCGGCGCAGGAGCAGGCCGCCGCGCATCAGCTTGATGCGAAACCGCTTCGACACCACGGCGAAGGCGCTCAAGGGCGTCGGCGACGGCTCGCAGCTTGCGAGCTATCAGGTTGTCAACCTCGGCTACCAGCTGAATGACGTTGTCGTCGGGCTCGCAAGCGGTCAGCGCCCGCTGACCGTCCTGATGCAACAAGGCACGCAAATCGCCCAAGTCTTCGCCGGGTCCGGCATGGGCGTCGGCGGCGTGCTCAAGGAGCTCGGCCGCGTGGTCGTTGGTCTCGTCTCGCCGACCACGTTGCTGGTTGCCGGACTTGCGGCCGTGGGCGGGACCGCGCTCTACGCCTACAACGGCTACATCACGGCGCAGAAGGAACGTCAGGTCGCGACGGCTGGCGTGGGGCGCGCCGCTGGCGCCACCGTCGACCAGCTCAACCGGATTGCCGATAGCGCTTCGACGGCCGGGCGCATCTCGGTCGCCGCCGCTCGCGACATGGAGGTGGCCTTCCTCCGCACGGGTCGGATCGGGGTCGATCAATTCGGCGATCTGATCGCGGTCGCGAAGAACTACGCCGCGACCACGTGCCAGGACATCGAGGCGGCAACCAAGGAGCTTGCCGAGGCCTTCGCCGATCCGGCCAAGGGCGTCGATCTCTTGAACGCGAAGGTCGGCGGCTATGACGACCGGACGCGGCTTCTCATCAAGACTCTCGCGGCGCAGAACGATCTGACCGCCGCCCAGACGACGACGCTCGGCCGCGCGGTCGATCGAGCGACCGATCCGACGCTGCAACAGCGTCTTGATGATTTTCTGAAGGAACGTGCCAACGCCACCACCTTGGGCGGGCAGTACGTTCCGGGCGTGATGGGCATGCCGGCTTTCGTGCCAGCGCGCCCGCTTTCGGCCATCGACGCCGATATCGCGAACGTCAAGCGGCAGATCGCCGAGATCGAGCGGAAGGCCGCCGATGCCAAGGCCGACGCGCTCGCCGCACGCACATCGGCAATCGCGGGGGAACTCGGGCGAAATCTCACGCCGGGTTTCACCGATATCCAGACGCTCAAGAATCAGCAGGCGCAGCTTGCTTTAGCGCTGAACGATCCGCTGGCTCGCCAGAAAGTCGCCGACCTCAAGCAGGTTGAGGACGCCTACAACGCGGTCACGCGCGCGGTTCAAAGCTGGCTCGATCCCGCCAAGAAGGTCCAGTCCTTGAAGCGGAACGAGTAACCGCGACCCTTCACGATATAGAAGTGCGCGATGACCGCCTGCATTTCGGCGCGGGTGCGGATGCCGGTCGAGATGTTCCACTTGCCGCGCGCGTCCGCCCACCTGCGCTCGGGCTTCCTCGGCCAAGTCACGCGCGGCGAAGCGGCGTTTTCCGCCGAGCTTCGCGGGCTTGCGGCGAAACTCGACCAGAGCGCGGGCCGCGTGTTTCAAAGAACCTGCGCCTGGGAGCTCGGCGATTCCCGGTGCCGGATCGATCTCGGCGCGCCCACGCACAACGGCAGCGGCACGGTCGCGAGCGTCATCAGCAAATTCGACTTCACGGCAAGCGGGATCGGCGCGTTCGCCTCCGGCATCTTCAGCCGCGGCAAGATCGTCTGGACGAGCGGAGACAATGCCGGCCTTGCGATCGAGGTGAAGGCGCATTCGCAGGGGACGCCGAATGCCCGGCTGTCGCTGTTCCTGCCCATGCCGCGCCCGATCCAGGTCGGCGACACGTTCTCGATCACTGCCGGCTGCGACAAGCGGCTCGAGACCTGCCGCGACCGGTTCGCGAACGTCGTCAATTTCGGAGGCTTCCCGCACATGCCCGGCAACGATTTTGCGCTGGGTTATGCCAAGCAGGGCGACAACAATGACGGGAAATCTCTTGGTGGTTAGGCGCAGCGACATCATCGCCGAGGCGCGCTCGTGGATCGGCACGCCCTATGCGCATCAGGCTTCCGTGAAGGGCATCGGTTGCGACTGCCTCGGGCTCGTCCGCGGCGTCTGGCGCGTGAACGGCAGGCGGAGGGCGCCGGCGGGGCCGAAGCCCTTGCGGAGTCCGCAAACCATGCCCTCGATGTCATTCGCAAGGCGCGCGATGCGCGCCGCGCTGCTGCTGATGCCGCTGCTGATCTTGGCCAGCTGCGCGACGACGACGGCTTCCGTCGGGACTGATGCCGTGGCCTGCTCGGCGTTCGAGCCGATCCGGTGGTCGAAGAACGATACCGACGAAACCATCCGGCAGGTCAAGGAGCACAACGCGGCGTGGGCGGCGATTTGCGCCCGAGACTAATATGCCATTGCCAGCCCAAGTTCCGCCGAACGTGCCGGCCCAAATCCGCCGCACCGAAAAGAGCCTCTTGGCAGCGCCCTGGCGGGTTGATTCACTGGCGGCCGCCGATTCGGGGCGGGCGTCAGGTCTTTCTTAACCTCGATGCCGGATATGGTTAACCATGGATAAAAGTGCCTCGTTCCTGCTTGACCTTTCGCCTTCTTCGGAAACGGCGCTCATAGAGGGTGCGCGCGATGCTCAGCCCGTGATGGGACTGACGCACAATTTCTATCGGTATCCCGCCCGCTTCTCGCCTGCTTTCGTCCGCGCGGCCATCAACGCCTTCACCGAACCGGGCGATTACGTCCTCGATCCCTATGTCGGCGGGGGCACCAGCCTTGTCGAGGCGATGGCTTTGGGGCGTCACGCCGTGGGCGTGGACATTAGCGAGCTCGCGGAATTCGTCGCAAAGGTCAAAACTAGCATTCTTTCCGAAAACGAATTGGATCAGCTCGATCTGTGGGCGGAAGCGCTGCCTGAGCGGATTAACATCCATCGGCCAGCCCCTTGGTTCGCCAGTTATGCCGCGCGCGGCTATTACAAACATCTCGACCACCCTTCGCGGTGGCGGCTGCGTAAGGCAATCGAGCAAGCCGTTGGCAGCGCACTTGCCCTCCATAGCGCGCGCATGGAAGCCTTCGGCCGCTGCGTCGTGCTGCGCACGGCCCAATGGGCGCTCGACGGCCGCAAGAAACTGCCGTCCGTTTCGGAATTTCGGGCCATGCTTGGCGACAACGCCCGCACCATGATCGAGGCGGCGCGCGGCTTCCGCGAAGTCGCAAAATCTCACTGCGAACGGCCCGCTGTTCACGTGTTCAACAGATCGGCCGCTGGCATTGAGGACGATCACCGCTTGGCGTCGCTACCCGCGCCGCGATTGGTCGTAACCTCGCCGCCCTACCCAGGCATCCATGTGCTCTATCATCGCTGGCAGGTGGACGGGCGCAAGGAAGCGCCGCTGCCGTTTATGATCGCCAACAAGCTCGATGGCGCGGGCAGCAGCTACTACACTATGGGAGATCGCAAATATCCCGAGTTGGGGACCTATTTCGCCAACATCGAAGCGACGATGTCGTCGGTCGCGGCGCTTGCGGACAATCAGACGATCTTCGTCCAGATGGTCGCGTTCTCCGATCCAGGCTGGCAACTGCCCCGCTATCTCGAAACCATGGAGCGCTTGGGCCTAACAGAAATGCGCTTGCTAGCGCTGCGCGGAGAACGAGACGGCCGGCTATGGCGCAGCGTGCCGAACCGGCGCTGGTATTCCGACCAGCGCGGCGAAACGCCGGGCAGCCAGGAGGTCGTTCTAATCCACCGGAAGGGCGCTACGCAGCCTTCCCGATCAAGTCGCTCAGATCGAGTTCTTCCTCGGCAAGATCGCCCAAGCTCTGAATCATCGGGATCACGATCGGTGCGATAGCGCGCGTGAATTCCGAGGCGCGGCGAAAGACCTCGTCGTCCTCCTTCTTCTCGCCATTGCCTTCCTTCGCCTTCTCGGCTCCGCGTTGCTTGTCGTCATGGATCATCGCCATGCCGACGAGCACAACCCCAATCTCATACTGCTTCTTAACCGCCGCAGCCGGCAGCTTCGTGAACTTGAGTTCGGTCTGAAGGGCTTTGTTGTCCTCGTTCAAATAGAACTTATAGGCCGCTTCGTCGCCGTCGTTTTCCTTCTCTTCCTCGATGATCGTCAGGCAATCGTCAAGCGTGTTGAAATAGCTCGGCCAGTTGGTGGCTTCCCGTTTTACCCAATGGACCTCGGGGAAATCGAGACCGGATTGCCCCTCCTTGTTCGGGCCCGGCGGCTCGCCGGGCTGTTCAGGCTTCTTCGGCTTCTTGGGCTTCTTCTCGGGCGGCTCGACGGCCGCGAGGATCGACAGCTTCGCGCGATTCACAAATTCGGTGCCGTTCACCGGATCGCGGACGATGAACTCCATTTCAAGAACTTCGCTGGCCTTGAGGCCTTCGGGCAGATCGAAGGTCAGGTTGCCGCGCCCGTCGGCCAAGTTCGGGCCCACGAAATCCTGTAGGGCGACGCGCTTCCCGTCCATGATCCGCGCGAAGTCCTTTTCGCCGCGATCGATCTTGCGTGTGAAATACTCGTCCACCACATCGGTTTCGAAGGCGATGCGAACCCGGCTTTCCAAATGCGCCGCCCTCGCGAGCTCTTCGTCCTGTTCCTTACCGGCGAAGCGGAAGAAAGTGGGATGCGGCTTGCCGACGAATGGCTTGTCGTTCTTCTGAACGTTGTCGGGCTTGAACGGATTGTGCAGCCGCTCGCCCTTGCCGAAAATGCGCGCCAGTGCCGGCGAACTCTTCAGGACGCGCTTCAGCACGTCCTCCAACGGCTTGTTGTCGGCCAGCTGTTCCTCAACATCGAGCTTTTGGCGCGCATTCTTGAGATCCCGTAGGCCAGGGTGCTCGTGGAGCGCTGTTTCGAGCTTCTTCTCAATCTCCATCGCGAAGGCATTGTCTTCAACCAGCCGGTCGCGGCTCGGCATGAACATGTCATGCTGCTCCATCGCGGTCAGCGAAGAACAATCGAGAACCACTAGCAGGTCCTTGGCGAGGCGCTGCAGTCCGACTTTCTTCCGGGCGAAGAACGGAGCCTTGATGTAGCCTTGGGCCTGACCGTTGATCGTGAAGATGACGCCTTCGGTGTTCCGGTAGGTGTCGGAAGTGCCCGGCTTAAAGGCGAAAATGCGGGCGACCATCTCGTGGCCATGCACGGTGATGGTGATCTCGGCGGGCTTCACCTCTTCGAGGTTGGCATTGTTATGAAGCCGCGCGAAGAGGCCGCTCATCGTTTCGGTCTGCTCGCTCCCGCTCTTCTGGTGATCCCGGCATTCATGGAAGCGCATCGGCAGTGCTGGCTCGGGCAGCAGAAGGTCGATCTTGGGCCGAAGGCCACTCCGGCGCAGGATGTTGGAGACGCTGGTTAGGTTGTATTCATACAGCTTAACCAGGGTGCCGTGGCTTACACTGCGCTGGTAAGCGGTGTCGCCCTTCGGGAAAAGGGGCATCTCGTCCGCCTTGAATCGAAGAACCCGCCCCTTTCGCGGAGCATTGTCCACGTCGAGCGGAGCCAAATAGGAATAGAAGGGCGTGCGGATATTGAGGCCCTCGCCTTCGCGCCGCACGATGGTGAACCCCCACCAATCGTCGCTAGAATGCTTCGGGTAATCGGACTTAACCGCCTGGCTCCCGAGCAGCTTCGGATGGCGACGAGAAACCATCAACTGGAGCTTGCGCTGACCGCAGAAGCGAATCGCGCCCGTACTGCCCTGTCCGTATTTGCCCTGCGCGAAGTTCACGCGGATTTTGTTCTGCTTGCCGAGGCTGCACAGCGTTTCGGGGAACGCCTCGGGGGTCTGGCCTTCGCCAAGATCAGCGACGTTCACACAGGGCTTACGGCCCTTCGGGCCGGTCACGAAGACCGAAATACCCTCGGCGATTTGGGTGCGGAATTTCGGGGGCCATTCCTCCACGCGGCCACCTGAGACCTTCAACGTGCCGCTCCAGGTCTTTTCGATGAAGCGATTCACCGCCTCGCGCATCGTCTGCGGTGCGGCGTTGTCCTCAGGATTGATGCCCGCGAGCATGCACTCCAGCATCAAACGGGAGTCGATGGTGTTTACGAGTTTTTCGTTCACCGCGAAATCGGACCGGGCTTGCTGGTTGCCCGCGCGGTTCCAATTCAGCTCGTCGTCGCCGTAATAGCGCCAATACCTGGGATCGTCCCAAAGACCGCGGTCCTTCAGAATCTTGATGACCTCATCCTCAGTGTTGGCGTGGATGAGATCCAGGCAAAGCTTCTTCGCGTCTTCGGGCTTCATGCCCCCCTCCGTTGCTGCGTCACGCTATCACAACTTGAAGTCCACTGTCTCCTTGCCGCCGCTTGAGGTCATTCGGGCCTTCAGGGCCTCGATCTCGCGGTTCAACGCGCCCACGATCTTCTTCACGTCCGCATCACCGAATTCGTAGGCGGATTTGTTGCCCAATTTACCGATGACCCGAATGGCCTTGATGGCATTCACGGTTCGGCTTTCGGCCAGCTGGACGAACTTTTCGCGCTTGTTTGACGCCTTGTCCTTCTGGCTTCCCTCGGTGTGTTGGTCGGTTTTCGTGAGCATTATTTCTGCCTCCGCATTTGCGACACCCTTTCCGCTAAATTGGCGGACTTTTTTCTAGATAATTTTGCCGCTCTCACGAGTCAAGGAGTACAAGGGGAAAAGGGTCAATTTAGCGACGATTTCTTCCTTCCGAGCAGTCTTTTTAGGCCTACTTTGGCCCGTTCCTGCCTATGAAATCAGCTTTGCGGTGCGCCATTTTCTCGCAGGGTGAGTGAGCTGCGGAGCGCGAAATGGAGAACATTGAACCTCTTTGGCGAGGCGCTCCACGGATGGTCGTAAGAGGCTGCATCCAGGAGATTCACCGCGAATACAGTCGAGAAATCGAACCCCGGAGAGACCCGGCGGCGCGGCGCGCGGGCCGGAAGCAGGCTGTTCCGAGATCGCGCGCCCCTGTTCGGGCCGTCGCTCATCGGGGGTGAAACGGACGGATTTGGAGCGCGCCACTTCCCCACTGCCGAAAAAGGTCGAAAGGCGCAGCCGCTGGCTGTCTTCGTCAAGGCGCTTTGCGGAGGTATTGCGGAGTTGACATGCAAACGCCCCGGACGCGGGTCCGGGGCGTTTGCGTAAGTGATTGATTTCAATTCTGAAATTTGGTTGCGGGGGCAGGATTTGAACCTGCGACCTTCAGGTTATGAGCCTGACGAGCTACCGGGCTGCTCCACCCCGCGCCACAAAGCACAGGCAAAAACGGCGGTCTTCGCAAGCGAAGGCCGC